GTATTGGTATAAATCTCGTGTAATGCTCTTGGCTTTATATCCACATTACCTGATACATATACATCTCCCGGATATGTATTAATCTTTTTTACATCTACTTTTTTATCTGGTCTAACCTCAATTATCTTACTATCACCTCTTATGATTGGTCTATATTCCTGATTGCCTGTTATATTCTGCGTTTTACTATCTGCATCATTATTTCTGTTCCATCTAAAAACACGCCCCTGCCAAACCTGATGTGTAGGTCTTGCAGTTGCGTGCCAGCTTACCTCTACATACTCCGTATGCAGCTTTTCCATATTCTGTTCGGTCACTTTTGCGGCTACCTGCGTAACGGCCGTCTGTATTGCTCTTCGTGCCGCAACTTCTATTCTGCTCGTCTTGCCGCTTGCATAATCTATCGTACGTATTCCCGAGTTAGTCATTTCATTTATGATTTTCTTTACAACCTGCGTGTAACTGAATGAACCGCTTGTAATCTCGATTACTGCTCTTGTGAGTGAATCCTTGTAATACTTTGTCAGTGGTACCCATGTATTTGTACCCTCACGCTGTCTTACAAATCCCATTGTGTTCGTTATATTCTTATAAGTTCCACGCGTCTGCTCTTTTATTGCCGCTATGTACTGCTGTAACGGCTCATTGTCTTTGTACGCTATGAAATCAGCACCCACAGCCTTGAATAAATCATTATCCCTGTTATATCCTGTCTCGAATACATCTCCGAATATTTCTTCTATTTCACTGTACGTTATCTTTAAAGCCTTTTGTACATAATTTTTTATAACTTTTTCGCTTTCCCCAAGCTGTATCAATTTGAATATATCATACTCCGCTGTTCCTGTTATCTCATTGTTTTCCTTTATCCTGCCTATCAGGTCCTCAAATATTCCTATTTCAAGCTCTGAAAAAGCATTTGATATTGCATTGGGGATTTGCTCCATTTCTTCCGGTGTTAATGCCATATCATTTTACTCCATTACCTTCTCCTGCTCCGGCAGGCTGTTCTGTGCCTTTTCAAGTGTTTCACCATAATACTTTGCCCTGTATTCAGCAAGTGACATTACTCCCATTGCAACATCATTTCTGTCTTCTTTTCTCATTGTCGCCTTATCTTCAATTATGGAATCATCAAAATCTACGTTTATGTCGGCATCCTCTTTTACTCCTGCACCAAGCACATTGCCGAGACGACATATTATCTGTATAAGTTCAACCATGACATCATTTAGTATAATCTCATGTTTCTTAATCGTCCTGTACAGGTCACTGTTTTCGGATATAACCTGTGTCGCAGTTGTTATGTTTCCGTTCTCAAATTTATAATGCTCTGTTCCAAAACCACATTTCACAGAAAGAATATTAAGGAAATCGTTTATAGCCTTATTGTGTTGCTCCGAACGCAGTTCCATATTGCTCTCTACAATAGGTTTTCCGCCCTCCATCGCTTCTGCAGGAAGTTTGTAAAACACTACATCATCAGGGTCAAATACTCTTTCTCCGGTAATATCTTCACTCATTGTGTCCATGCCTGCAAATATTCTTTTCTTTCCCAGCACGAATTCATTTACATAACTGTCAAATGCTGTATCACAGCCTTTTAACTGGTCTATTCCGTTTGCGAATATTGCAAGCCCCATTGGATTATCGTCATCAAAGTTATTTGCTATATTTAGCTTATCAACAACAAACTGCCGCTTACTGCTGCCTGTTGCAGCTTTTGGTGCAAGGGCTGAAAATGGCTGCATGTCCTTCCATTTGTCAGGTTCAATCTCCGTGCTTGCTCCGTTTGTAGTTTCAACCAGATGATTGTAGATAACATATTCGCCGTCTTCCACAACATGAATCTGAATCACTGCATAGTTTCTGTTTTTATATGTTTTGGGAAATACAAAAGCACATTCATTTACCACGTCATTGCTCCAGCTCAACGGATATATATTTTCAGCGGAGACATAATCTATCTTTATATCTCCGCTTCCTTCTATAATTCTGCCTGTTTCGTTTTCCGCTTCCGCATTTTCTATATATGGCACATATGCAACTGTTCCTGTTGCTGATTTCTTTTCCTGAAACTGATTGCCTAACTGCTGCCACTTATTTGCCTTTAAGACTCCTTCCACAAAGGCACTTGTATGTTCGTCTGATATTGTTATTGTCACATGCTCATTTAAAAGCATGTCCGCTATATCCTCACATACTTTTTTTGCCATACCCATAGAATGTCTTTTGCACCTTATGTAATTTTTACCTGAATACACCTTATATGCGTGAAAATTCGCCACATTTGACCTGTACCAGCTTTTCCATGCTGCTATAAGCGTGTAAAAACTCCTGTTTACTGTATCATATCCCAACTCTTTTAAATACTTTGTTATATTCATTAGTCCTCCTGTTCTGCTGCCGGAAGAAAGTATTTTAAATACCTCCACATTCCCATTACAACATATCGCATTGCATCCATGCAGTGGTCATTCTGCTTTACCGGAACTTCCTTGCCTGCTTCTATTGATTTCTTGTCATATTCATATAATCCTGCCTCATGTATGAGATTCTTTTGGTCAGGCGATATATCAAGCACTCCAAAAGACATAAGCTTCTGACAGCGTGATATTCCAAGCTGTACGTCGTTTTCCGCATCCACTATCTTCACCTCCGGACATTTTCGCCTTATCTCTTCCGCAAGACCTTTTGCCGATGGGTCTATAAACACATACGCCGATGCCGCTCCGTATTCTTCCTTTAAAAATTCAAAATACTCCTTAAAATCTGCCGCATATTCTCCCGGAGACTTCTGTTTTCCCTCATCTCGTCCGGAATAATAATATTCTTTCAGGCCTTTAAATTTCCTGTTGCTTTTATCAAGTCCGAATGCCTCATACGTTGTGGCATTCATCTGTCCATAGTCAACACCTATTCCTATCGGATACTTCTCCCTCTCAGGCTCTTTTATCATTGCCTGGTTGAACATGTAATAAATCAGTTCATCAATTCCGACACTCTCACCAAGCCACACCCAGCGATACTGTTTTAAATCCGTTTCTTTTAGTGTCTCGGCAGATTCAATTAAATCTTTCCCTACCCAGCTTTGAGGAACATCCCTGTAATCTGTATGTATGTGAATACAGTCAGGACGTTCTTCCATTTTCCTACACCATTCATTAATAGGTGAATTGGGATTCTTTGGAGGGTTGAAAAGATATATCATCTGGAAACCGCCATTATTGCCTCTTGCAAATGTAGCCTCGATATTAAGTAGTTCATCCTCCCCCTCTCCGTCCTCAAAAAATTCTGTCAGCTCATCTATAACAACCAGCTTTATCGGTCTTTCTTCATCAATGATACCTTTTGTATCATCGATTCCGTCTGAGCCTGCAAAATACATTGTATTGCCATTTTTTATATACTGTATTTCCATAGGCGATTTTGTAATATAAAATTTACTTTTGGAAATTCCCAGCCTTTTTATTCCTCTCAGCATTTCTTTATAAACAGTTTTTCGTAGTTTATTGTGATGCTTTCTAAGCACAACAACAGATCCCTTTTCATCTGTGACAAGCTGATAATCTCCACGTATTGCAGCATAGCTTGATTTTGTCCCGGCTCGCCCCGAAGTCAATATTATATGTTTTACACTTTTGTCATTAAAAATCCTGTGATATTTCGGTATGATTATGTCACTTATCCTTATTTCAGACATCGTTTATAATCACCACGCTTTCGTCTTTAGATTCAGCATCATCTTTCTGTATGCTGTGTTTTTGTGCTTTCAGCAGTTCCAACCTTGCTTTTTGCTCCTCCGTTGCTATTCCGATATGCTCCGACAGCCAGTTAAGTGCTTTTAACTGATCCTGCGTCCTCACACAAAATCCGTCTACTTCTCCAAAAGCAATATCTATATATTTCTGAAATATATCCTCTGCCTCTAAATAGTTCTGATTGAGTTTATTCTGTTTCAATTTCTCTATCTCTTTTTTAATGTTAGCATTTGTTAGCATTTTTGAACCGTTTACGCGGGCTGCGTACTCACTGCATTTATATACTTTTAGATATGCTTTTGTGGCATTGAGATACTTAACGAAATACACACAAAAAAGCTGTTGTTTCTCGGTTAAATCCGCATTTTCATTTACGGCATTTTCTTCCTCAACAACAGCTTTCTTTTTCCTGCACCTATCGATGCGTTTTTGTGTGCACACTTTTATATTTTTTGTGTGCACACTTTTTTCTTCTTTTGTGTGCACCCCTTTTCGTTCCCATTCGTATCTCTTTTTCCAGCTTTTGACCGTGTTAATCGACACCCCATACTTCAGAGCGATGTCTTTATATTTCATTCCGGTCATATAATCATTTTCAGCCTGTTCGTAATTTGGTGCGTTTGGCACAGTCATCACCTCTTTTCATAATAAAAAATGGTTGTTGCACTAATTACACAACAACCATTTTTATCATTTTAAATTTTTTTCAACACCATTCGCAATCTTGTTCAAACAATTGTATATTTCATTCTCATAACGATCTCTTGAATCAATGTCTTTAGCCATCTGATTTAGATTTCCCTTAAATAGGAGCAATAAAAGAATTATAAATTTAACAAATGACAGTATTGATATTATTATAAATACAAATAGTATATATCTTGTTATTACATTCATAGGTATGAACATTGCTATACCTGCTGCCGAGATATTTTCTACAATTCCGACAATTATTATATTTATTAACTTTTTATCAAGCTTTTTTTTCAATATATTTTTACTGATTGCAAGCTCAGATGTGGCAAGTATTGTTACTACCGCAATATATACGCCTATTGTTATTGCAAAAAATGCTGCAATACCATTTAATCTATCACTTGTAAAATAATCTTTGAGGTTTAATTTATTATCTAGTTTAAGAACAACAACTACTATTGAAATAATTATCGCTGTAATTTCTAACTTTGTGTTTTTAATCAATGCCAAAATTTCTTCAACAACATTCTTAAACTTCGTTGAAATATGTTTCTTCATTTACTTTCACCTCAACATTTTAAGTTCAACTCAAACCTACCTAATAACAATATTAATATTATCTCCTGAAAATTCCTCTCTATCAACATAAAATTCTCTTAAATGTCTTGTAATAATAGCAATTTTGTTTGCAATCGCATCATCAAAATTATCGATAAGTGCACTTGGTGTTACCTGTGAATCATTACACTTACATGGATACGATAATAATATATTGGAATTTTTCAATTTTGCAAAATCTATAGGATCTTCTGTTCCATTCTTGTAAGTAACAATAATTTCTTTAACAAAAGATGCCTCTATGTTTATTTTTTCCAACAAATACAACATACTATCGATATTTAATGTTGCACTCCTTTTATTATGTCCTAATCCCATACATAATGATAAAGTTCTGCTTTCACCGGTGTTTTTCGATGATTCTGCAATATTTCTAAAAGCATTAATTAACCCAGTGTCCCTATTATTTTCGATTTCACCAATATAAAAATTATTAAGTGACTGTCCTAAATCCAAATTAAATGTTACACACTTAACTAATTCTGCATTTCTAACACTTTCTATTCCTGAATTGTAATTTATTGGCTCTATACGCAATTCTGCATTGATTCCATCAGGAATAAATGAATTTAGATACTCTTCAACATTTCTAATTGTTGGTCCTTGATTGTTTGTTGTAAATACAGCAATATTATAATTCTTATCATATCCAAGTGAATTAACATCATACAAATCCCTTGGTATTTCCTCTAAATTATCTTTATCATCTGCCATAAACGGTTTATTTGTCTGTTTTTGTTTACCAAATGGCAATACAACCTGTCCTGATTCAGCTTTGCGAAAATAAGAAAATAATCTTATTTGTCTTTCTGCAATCGACTTAGTTTTATTAATATCATTTTTAGAGCCAAATAATATATTCCCAATATCGTCTAAAAACACATCAATTTTATAATCCGTCTTTCTCCCGTTCTTATAAATTGTCATAGTGTAAAAATCTACTCGTTTACCCATATAAATGCCCCCTTGCACTTTTTCTTTTATGATATAATAAAACATTTCAAAAAACAACAAAATATGACAAAATGTAATAATTAATCAGAAAAAAGGACGCCAGCTATATGCCAGCGTCCGCAGAGGGGGTTAAATATCAGTAAACCGTCTTCGGTTTATGGTTCAGTGCTATCTGCATCTGTTCCACTGTAAATATTATCATGGTTTAAACGGACAATTTGGACATTTCTTCATCTTTTTTTAAATATCTTTCTACAGCCTTTCGACAGCTTTCCTCCGTATGCTTTCCCCCCATATGCTGGGCTACCTGATACCATGCCAAATTATCTATATATCTGTATGTTACAATTCTTCGTATTCTGCTATCTGTTATTTTAGATATGTATTTTTCAACCTCATTAGTCAGCTTTAACAGTTCTTCCTCACGCTCTTTCAACTGCTGCCGCCTGTAAATCAACAGCGTTGTCTTCTTTGAATATTCTGGATATGGACTTCCCTCTATTCTATAATGCTTTAAATTTCCCTCTCCTCCATTCACTTTATCCTGAACCATGTAACCACCATTTTCCATTGCTCGTAATTCTTTTTCCAATACAGCAATTCTACGCCTTAAATCTTCAATTTCTAGCATTACCTCACTATATTGCTCCAATTTTCCTTTTAAACTCATATATCCACTTCCCTTATTGATTATATCTGTTTTTCATGCTACAATACATATGTTCGGTATATGAGTCTAGGAAGCCTGCGTATTCGTGTGTTACAGGCTTCCTTTTTCTTTGCTTGAATATGATATGTATATTACTCTTTACGAGTTTTTAACATTCCTGTCTCATTGTATATCTTACAGCTCTTATAAAATTTGCACTCTTTTTCTTCCCATCTGCAGTATTTCATCTTCAATGCTCTGCAGTCATCTGCTCTGTTAAATATACAGTCTTTTTTCTCTGCCATGTTATACCTTCTTTCTGTCAAATCTTTCGCCACGACAATAATAATAATCCTGCATAGGCATGTAACCGTCTATTACTGTTTTGTCCTCACAGGTGTATTTATCTTCCTGACATCTGCAATTAGTACAATTTTCGCAGTTGCAATATGTTGATAACTTGTTTTTACGCATGTGATTCAACTACCTCCCTGTAATCTCCGCTTTTATTCTATTATTTTCTTCCTGCAAGACCATGTTCTGCTCTTTCAAATCCTTTATTTTCCTTAATGTCTCCATCATTTTGCACTCAATTTCATATTCACACTGTGTGTCAGGCATATACTCTATACACATTTCACATATTTCTTCTCTGTCCATCCTCTGCTCCATGCGGTCCTGTTTATACTGTATCTGCTGCCCTATTTCTGTATCATCAATGTCATAAATATCTTTCAGCATTTCAAGGCATATTGTTACGTCTGCCATTTCTTCAACAAGGTTTTCTTTGCTTCCTATACCTCTTATCTGCTTGCTTACTGCCTGTATCAATTCTGAACATTCTTCCATGCATATAACGCTCTGTGTTATTCTGCCATATTCTTTAATGGATCTTTCGATTATGTCCTTATTCATTCCCGTACCTCCCGATTATGTCTTTTTCTTTGTAAATCATGTATTCTGCTGAATTTCCCTGTACGGCATATTCTATACTGCCGTCTTCACGAACAGCTATACGCCGTATCCTTGCTTTTATTAACACTTCATCATCAATGTTATACTTAGTTTCCATTCTTCTCCTTTCCCCCGGAAGCCGAAACTCCCGGGTCTGCCGTCAATTTTGTGATATATATATATTTGACTTTGAATTAATAGGTACCGCTTTTTACTCTGTTTATGTCTTCATTAAGATCTGCTGCTTTTTAATGTTACATATCTTTTTAATTCCGTTATTATTGATTTACAGTTTTCCTCTACTGCTGCCACATTGCTCTCTGACGGAATGATAAAACCGTCTGAATAATCCCTTATGAACAGCTCTATCTTTCTACCTGCCTCTTTTATTACTCTCCAGCATTCCTGTTCCGTCTCTTCGATATTCTCTGCTGTTTCTGGTTCTTCCTGCTTTTCATCTTCTTCTGTACTGTCTTTTGTTTCCGGCATATATTCAGGATGGTTTTCAATGCTGTCCTGTCCCGGTATCTGTTCATCCTCCGGCTTTTCTGACTCTTCATCCTTTGGTATCCGGCTTTGTGGCTGTTCCGGCTTTTGAACCGCACGTACTACTTTCTTCTCTTTGCGTACCGCTTTCTTTTCCGGATGTTGCACCGGTGCAACTTCATCTTTTTCAGGATACGGTTCGTTATACATTTCCGCGTATGACTCTTTTATATCATCAGAAGCTGTATTAAATACCCTGCTTACTGCTGCCATGACTGAATCAGCTTCCCATTCTGTTTTTTCGCTGTTTCTGACGTTTGTAAGTGTTATTTTTTTCTCTTTTGCCCTGACTGACATCATAAGTCTGCCTATGCCCGCAAGCCTTACTGAATAAATCATATCCCCTGCCGGTGCAAGTGCTTCAAAAAGCTGCTCCTCATCACGGTCTTTTGCTTCATACAGCCTGTCAAATATCTCAACATTGTCATTCGCAATCTGCCTGAATGCCTTTTCAAGCTCATTCATTTCTTTCGTTTCTTCTGATGCCGCCTCTGACTGTTCAGCAAGCAGTTCAAGATCAGATATTTTCTTTTCTTCGTCATACTCATGCTTGATGTCTGCTATTTCTGCTTTTGAAAACTCCGGTGTAAGCTCTTCAATGATTTCATCAGGAAGCTGGAGCATTTCTGCAAGCTTTGAATATCCAAAACCTCTGTACTGCTCTTTTAAATACTGCGAATTGCCTCCCTCGCTGAATCTGTCATTTATATTGATAAAACGTGATACCGTCGTCTTATCAATGTGATATTCCGCTTTTGCAAATTCTATAACATTTGAATATCCGGATTCTTTAAGGATGTCCGTATCCCTTGCCTTTTTAAGAAGATAGCCTATCCTTACAAAGCCTTCTGCCGATTCTGCAAGCTGGCGGTCAAGCTCTGCCTTAAATGTTCTAAAATCTTCTATGTGCTCCAATTCGTTCATGCTGTCTTTCTCCTTTTTCTGCTTTCCAAATAACTTACATACTGCTCAAGCAACGGTTTTATAATCTCCTCTTCCGGCTTTGTGTCGTTGTGGCCATACCACTGCCTTATACAGGTGCCCTCTATCTCTATTGTTATGTACGGCTCGTCTGCCATGCTGTCTTTTCTAAGCAGAAGAATAAATCTCCGCCCTTCGTTATAATTTTTCATATAGCCCTGTGCATCAGAACCCACACAGTGATGCAGGATTCTTCCTTCCATCACAATCTCACCTGCATCCTTTGCCGGGCGGATTGTATAACCCGACTGCTGCCATGTGTACGCTCTGCTTATCTTTTTGCTGTAATCTGCTATCTTTGGATATTTTTCCAGCATTTCTGCCATATATTTTTCGGACCTTTTCAGTTCGTTTTCCCGCCTTATCCTCGTATACGTTTCATACAGATTACCCGGGCGGAGATATACGTCATTTGACAGATCATCACCGGCCGATATGCGTTCTTTAAGATAATCTGCATATTCACGAACGGCTTCATATTTTGTATTATAGTGACCCTGACCCATATATCTTTTAATTACATTGTCAAGCCTTTCCGGCGTAAGATATTTAAGCACAAGCTCTAGGCCACTGTAATTACCATGGCAATTAAGATAGTACATAAAACCTGTCTCCCACTGCTTGAAGGGAATACTGTTCCTGTGTGCTACATGTGTAAATTCAAGCCTGCTTGAATCTTCCCCCAGCTTTATCCAGTTAAGCTCTTCTTTTGTTACTTTTAAGGCATCTGCTGCCGTTACAGCCTTTTTATTTATTTCCTTTGTTACTCCCTCTTTCCAGAGAATGCGTGTGCATATCCCGTTTAATCCTATCTTGTAAAGTGTTTCAATCTGCGGACAGCGTGCATAGCTTACAAGAGCCTGTATTTTTGCCAGTATCCGGTCTTTCTCAAGATAAGACCGGAGAAGCGTATGCAGACCCTTCGGGCAGTATCTTAAATCACTTTCACATACAGCATCTGCACCTATACAAGACACGTCTTTTGTCTCTACAAGTTTTCCGGGATACATTGAACGGCTCCATGTATTTCTGTAATCTTTTATATAAAATCTTGCATATCCGCGTTTTAAAAAAATTCTTTCATACTCCCTTGTATTGCTGTTCATCATGCTGTACCGGCTCCTTGTTACATCCGTATAAAAAGCTCTTATCAGAAGCATTCCATCAGGAAGGCACTGATACAGCAGTGTTGTAAATGCGTCATTTGATATTTTCGCACGTCCAGCCTGTATAAGCACGCCGCTTTCACCACATTTCTTGCATTTGTAAATTTCACCTCGCTGTGGCATATATAAAGGCATCATCCCACATGTGCAGAAATCTTCTGTATCGGTTCTTTTTGTGCGTTCGGTATAAGTCTCACCGCACTGTGCACATGTATATTCTGCCTTATTGCCGCTTCTTTTGTAATAAATTCTGTTTGTTGCCGCTGTGTCTTTTTTAATTGTTTCTGAAAACTCCTGCGGTACTTCTGGTATATTGTTAAAAAGAGTCTCCATCTCGAGAAGGCTGCGGTATTCCCTCTCCCTTGTCTTTTTATAGTCAGCCTCTTCCTCAACGCGGAATATATCTGCACCATATTTATGTTTTTCACCGCTGACTGCCTCAGCAAATTCTGTTATCTTCTTTGTATCTGCATCACTTATGTAAGCATTTTTAACTTCGCTATAATACTTGTTGTTCCATCTTATCCTTTTATCCCATTTTGCAGTCTTATAGTCATAGTTAGCATAATCATTAAATCCTGCTGCCATTCTGTAAATATGGGCTTTTTCTTTCCACAGGTCAGCTATCAGATACGATTCTGTTCCAATCTTTACAATGTCGGCTGTTATGGTACATTTTCTTTTGCCTGCCGGCTTTCTTCCTGCATATTCAAGAACGCTTTTCTTTTTCATCAGTCTTCGCCCCCAAGATAATAAGCACGTATAATCTTATAGGCTCTTCCCATTCCCGGGATTCCCATTTTTACTGTTGCGGTAATCCCGGCCGCCTTTACTATGTCGTCCGGAACCTGATACGCGTTTTTGAAGCTCCATTTCAGAAGCTCTGCAATGCAGCCCTTTATGCTTTTCCCCTTTTTTCTTACAGCTATTGCCATCTCCGGATGCTCTGTAGTATATTCCCGGATATAATTTACCCAGTCTTCAACTATCTCAACAGGTTTAAGCTCTTTTGTCTCAACGTCTATCTTTCCAAGTGCCGCCATGAGAGGAGTTGCAAGCTCTGCCACGTCACCATTTATATAATCTTCAGCATCCGGCTTTTCAATGCCGTTTTCTTCCGCAAGCTCATACAGTGCTGTTAAATCTCCCTGTGCAAGCTGTCCTGCGGCAGCCTCATTAAGTTCCTCAGCTGAATCAAATTCACCAAATTTATCAAACATACTTATTCCGCCCTTCTGTCATTTTTCGTCTGCACGCATATGTCCATACGAACAGTAGTTATATGTGTATCTGCCCTTTTTCAGCTTCCACGCCCAATCTTGTGCGTTATGTGATAAAAACGGCAGATATTTGCCGCAGATGCGGCATGTGGTTAATCCGTCACCCTTGTATTTAAGCCCTTTTCTTTCTACTGGGTGTATTGATTGCTTCAAGCTCCGCCTCGAGCTGTTTTATCTTGTTGTCAACGCTGAAATTTATTATATTTTTGACTTCTTTCGTGACATCTTTGCCGAAACATTCATCAAGCGGCAGACTGCTGCCGCTGTAATCTGTAACTGCAAGCGTAGCCTTGCCATTTGTTATGTCTGACACATATGCCCTTGCTGTGTCTATGTCAGAACATATCTTTATAGCCTGCTTTGCTTTTTTTATAACCTCTTCTGTGTTTACCATCTTAACCTCCGTTAAATTAAATATAATTTTTCATGAATACGCTCATCCATTCCTCATGGCTGTGTATATCCTCAAAACGCCGCTGTCCTGCACGTATAAGTACCAGGTCGGTTTCACGGCAGTTATGTACTGCCTTTTTTCCTGTCCTGTGATGTTCGGCACAAAGCCATACTTTCAACCCGTAGTGTTCCGAAAGTCTCCTGTTTGCCGTGCCATGCATAACATGATGTTCTTCAAGCGGTACATCCTTCGGTCTGCCTGTTATGCCCTCATCTTCAATCTTTTTACGGCACAGGTAACATTCTTTTCTGTCCTGCATAATGCTTCTGCTCATTGATTCCTCTCTTTCATCCTGTTTAATTCAAATTCCATCCAGCTTGTAAATTCATGTGTTCCGTCCGTATATGTAACCACATGCATCTTCGTTAGGTTTAACACCTGCTGCCACAGTTCTGCATTTGCAACCGGAAGTCCTCTCCTCTTTACCCAGCCGTCTTTTTCCCACTGGTACGGCCAGCCGTTACTTATCGAATGCAGAATGTGTTCGCATTCTGTAAATATGCGGATTCTGCACCCTCTGTTAAATCTTTCAAGTGCCTTTACAAGCACCGTCAGCTCTGCTTTATTCTCTGCCATGTCATAGAGTTCGCCATATGCTCTTTTTATGTATTCTTTCTGCTGTGTCTTCATCTGTATAACGTAGACAAAATATACTGTTTTCCTCTTTGCAGGACCTCTTGCAGTCGTCTTGATATATACATTTACATCCTGCATGTTTACCGCCTCCCTTCATGCTCCAAATTCTGTGTTTTTCTGAATTTACACTCATAATACTTAAATCCGAATATGGTATATCCCTCATATTCTTCATCAGTCACAAATGTGAATCCGTTCCGCTGGTATTTCGATATTGTGCTTTTTCTTACCTTCGTGCTGAAAGTGTTAGAGTTTACGGCTTTTTTAATAATCTTTGGCTTACACAGATTTTTTGAGGAATTCCAGCGGCGGCCGACAAGGCATCCTTCCGTCTCTTCTGTCTTCTGCGTGTATTTAATAAAATATCTCGCAATGTTTGTATAATCGCCATCACTCCAGAGCGGGTCTATCCTCACGTACCCGCTTGTCCAGCAGCTCCGCAGAAGACGAACGTCACACACACTCATAAGCATGTGTATATGTGCACCGCCTTTTTTGCCAAGTTCTTTTACATAAATATATTTGAGTGGTATTCCTAGTTTTTTAAACTGCATCCGTAGTTTTTTCAGAAACTGCCTCATGTCTTTTTGCATTGCATCTGAAGTCGGCGGCCGTAAATCCTTTTTATATGTAAGAGTGACAAGCATTCCCGTGTTATCTGTAAAATTACAATTCATCAGTGCCGCAAGATTTCGCTCCGCAATTCTGATATTTACTTTTTTCTGTGCCTCACTTGTAAGGTGTGAACGCTTTTCCCTCTTCTCTCCTTTACAGTTGTGCCTGAATGTATAATATTTACGAATTGTAACAACACTCCCTGCTATACACTTCTCCTCTATGTATGCCATTTACTTTTTCTACTCCTGTGGGTCTATACTTAATAACTTAATCAAGTCGTAAAAGAGGACGGAAGCCCTCTTTTGCAGTCCTGAATCTTCTTTTGTCATTGACATTTTTTCAATGCCGCTGTATCATACAAGTGAGTTATTTTTTCAACTCACTGTGGTTTTTGGAGCTGTGTCAGCAGCTCCTTTTTTTATTCCTTATTGTCATCTGTAACTGACCTGTCTTGTACGCTCGTTGAAACTTATAAACAGCTGCCCGTCTGCTGCCGTTTTGAATTTAAAGTGCTGCTTTTTCTTCTCTTCCTCGCAGTCGCATTTTTCTCCCGGGTCCAAATGCCCGCCGCATTTACTGCATATATACTGATACATCTTATTTACTCCCTTCCGTTGTATTTCTTAATCTTAATCGAAAATCGCCTATATTGACCTTCTCCCTATGCTCCAGCCTGTGCAGCCTTAACAGCCACCTTGAAGCATCCACAATCCTTCTATCCTCAATAGCCGCATTAATACGCTTATTAAGGAATATTATTTCCCCTGCTGTTTTCATCTGTTTACCCTTTCTGTCTGTTTCTGCCTTGCCTTTTCAAACTCGACAGTATCAAAAAACAGTTTTGTTTTGAAGCCTTCAAGCCGCACACAGTATTTTTGTCCTTTCCGGTGTGCCATTTTATAAAGGTACTCTCTTGAAAATCCCATATTTACAAGTTCCGTGACGCTCATTATAGGTTTGGGATATTGAAGCATATCAATCACTCCTTTCTGTGTATTTGATTCTGCCGCTTGTCTAAATTACTCTTTTTTACATGTTATAAGTTTCTAACTAACCCTCTATTTCATTTGGGCTCTTGCTGTTATAAGCTCTGCAAGAGCCTTTGTCTTATCTGCTATTTCATTCTCATATGAACACGATATACTATTCTTTTGCACAATATCTGTTATATGAGATGATAATTCCGTTATTAATAAATCTATCTGTTCCTTCACGCTCTCACCTCCTATTGAATCTTATGCAAATTCAATTTAATTGGATTTTGTTGTTAAAAAAATATAATCTAACGGCATATTGTAGAGTCCTGAAAGCGTTCTTGCTTGCGTTATAGATGGCTCTGATACGCCTTTTTCCCAATTAACTAAGGTATTCTTTGAAATCTTCATGCTCTTTGCAACTTCAGCTTGTGTTAATCCAGCATTAACTCTTGCCGCTGCCAAAGTAATTTGTATTTTTTTCATTTATTTTTCAAGTTCCTTTCTCCCCGTATAGCCGCTAGGGCAGCTGTATTTGTTATTTCATTTTTTCTTCTTTAACAAGCATAAATAACAACAATACTGTTGCAAATCCAAGTAATACCTGCATTACATCTAATATCATAAAGTTTCACCTCTTTTCGCATTATATATATATTGACTTTAAATTTATATTAAGGTAAGCTGTTATTAAGGTTGGGGGATTTCTCCCCCTTAACCTTAAATTTGGAAGATTGCTCTTAGTAGCTTTATAAGCTCTATCAGCAAATCTAACGAAGCGGTTGCAAGTGCTAACTTTGCTAGGGTCAGCTTGTAATCGCTTTCTTTTTTTCTCTTACCTTTTTTACTCATCTTTTTACTCCTTTCGTTACTCTATTCCCTTGGAACAACTATATAATAAATCCAATTTAATTGAATGTCAATACTCAAATACAATTTTTTTGTATTTTTTATTGCTTTTTTTACATTTATATTGTATCATCTTTACAGGAGGTGGTTTAACATGACTGAATTAAATCAACGAAAAATATTTGCAAAAAACCTAAACAAATATCTTGATATACATCAAAAAACACAAAGAGAAGTTGCGGATGCCATCGGCGTTATTCCGAGCACCTTTAATACATGGTGTCAGGGAATCGCAATTCCCCGCATGGGAAAGGTTCAAGCTCTTGCTGATTACTTTAATATAAATAAATCAGACTTAATAGATGAAAAGGAACAACAGGACGATACACCTAAAATCATGCAATTCTATGACAAGCTCAACGACTTAGGCAAAAAAGAAGCCACAAAAAGAGTTGAAGAATTAACATATTTTCCTCAATATACAGATTCACAGCTTCTTAATGCCGCACATGCTTACGAGGGCAAATCAGAAGAGGATAAAAAGCATGATGATGATATTATGGATAATGATGATGAATGGACATAATAATATTTTTATTTTGGAGAATTTAGAATGTTATTTGATAACTTTTTCAACAAGAATATATCCAAACCCGATAGCAGAACGCCTTGGAATACCAGCAATGTAGACCCGAATACAGGCACTTATGACTTAATACATCTTTCAAAATCTGATAAACAATATATCAACGACTGTATTAAAGAAGCCAATCAATACCCACGTAAATTACGTGCTTTAAGATTAGCTGAATGTGCCGATACAACAATTTATGCACCAAGATATATATTAAATCGTTACATAACTATCAAATACGAATTATCAAATAAACCATTTGATTATTTGGCTGTTGCTATTGCTTATAAAAATTTAGGTTCATTGGAACGACAAAACGCAATAACGTATTTTGAAAAATACTTAAACTGTTTAAATCATCTGAATCCAAACAGCTATGTTTTCACCACAAAGCATACTTTTTCAGATTTCTATATATACCGTAACCTTTCTGATTTATATGAAAAGGAATATGAATTAAATAAGGCATATGAATTAAGGCTAAAAATTATCGAACTTCAGAATGGTACCATTGATTTTGGTGATGTTATGTCAATAGGAAATATTCTTCGCAAAATTGATATTAATAAAAGTGTTTCATTTTATGAACAATATATTAATCTTCCAAAGATTCAAGGTTATCGAAAAGAACTAGACAAAGCTTACCAAGATGCCTTAAAAAAACAGTCAAACGGCTATGTATATAAACCTCGTCCAAAGCCGCCCGATGAACATCATCTTTATTGTCAACGTATGGAAATAAAAGGTGCAATGAAATTCATAATTCGACATATTTTTAGTTAAGATATACAGCAAAACTACTTGAAAGAGGGGATTTATTTGAATTACGAAGATTTACTCATTGAGGCTGATAACAATAATCTGATTACAAAAGAAAAGTCCCTTGCCGCAAATGCAGGAAGAATCAAAGGTAATCGTATTGCTATCAACAAAGATATACCTACACAGAAAGAAAAAGCCTGTGTCCTCGCCGAAGAACTCGGTCATTTTTATACATCCACAGGTGATATTTTAGATTTGACTGATATTTCTAACCGAAAACAGGAAGCAAAAGCAAGGTTTTGGGCTTATAACCACCTTATCGGTTTACATGGCATAATAGCTTGTTACAAAGCAAATCGCCTGTTAATTAATGAAATGGCTGAATATTTAGATGTAACCGAGGAGTTTTTAAAAGAAGCTCTTGATTGCTACCGCTCAAAATACGGCGTTGCTATAAGATTTGACAATTACATCATTGGGTTTGAACCGAGGTTGTACGTTATGGAATTGTTTCAATGACTATTTCACATTTTGCCGATGTCGGTAAAACGTTCTTATCAACCATCTCGACGGTATCAGCGAGATGGTCTGAAACAAATTAATCCTACATATGAACCTATGTATTTCACAAATGAAGAAATTATAAACAAACCTGTAAAAATAATTGGTAAAGTAGTCGAAAACCGACAAAAATATTAAAGAAGATAGAGGTGATTTTATGAACAGATTTTACAGTGCACTTGACCAAATAGGAAAATCGTGCGGTATATACTCACTTGAAATAGTAAATGGTATTATTAATAATATTCCCGTAAATCCACATTCGTATTATGAAACTATCGAAAAATGTATTAATAAATCTTTTACCAAAATAGGCGAAGTATTTGATATTAACATGTTAAATGCAATCGCTAACGAATTTTATCCCAACATAAAGACAGAAGTACGTCAATTAAAGTCCGTTAGTGATATAGATATTTTTTTAAATAACTATGTGTTAATCATGCCGATTATGAACACAGTACCGCATTATATTGTTTTGTATAAAGATAAAAATAAAATTGTGCACGCATACAATTACACAGTCAAATTATTTTCTTGCCGAATAAATCTAAAAAAAATTTATAAAAAAAATTATATGATTCCGAATAATTTCATATGGACTGCTAACATAGTGCATGAAAATTCTATAAAAATATCTACAAACCGTATACTTCTATATATACATGATAGACAAGTTTCATCATATTATGCAAAATATTATCAAAACATTTATAAAAATGCTGTTGAAAAAAATATAATAAATGTTGGAGATATTGATAAAGTTGATATGTGCGGCAAATGTCTTATAGTTTCACCGCCATAAAAAACCAATAAAAGCCCCTGCTATTGCAAGAGCTTTTAAGGTTAATCGATTAAATTCAGGCAAACGCCTACTCCTGAATAATAATATTATATCATATATATATTATTATACAAGTAATTATTTAAAAATTCTAAATATATAACCGCTATGGTCTTAAATAAATAAAAGCCCCTGTGCTACCAACACAAGAGCTTTTACCACGATACTTACATAAGCATTGCTTATGATATAATACCGCCCTGAACAAGCCATATTATATCATTTATAACACTGCTTTTGCAAGTAGTGTTATTTTTGTACCCAAAAACAGGTTGCACCGGTGCAACTTAACAGATTGGAGGTCTTAATATGGCTAAATACACAAAGAGAAAAGATGGACGTTATTCTACTAATGTTGATTTCGGATATAAAGACGATGGAAGCCGCAACCGTATACCTGTTTATGGAAAGACGATCAAGGAGCTTGAAGAAAAAAAGCTGCATATTCTGATGATGCGTGAACAAGGTTTATCCGTAAAAAGTTCTTCAATGCTTTTTGAAGAATATGCACTACGCTGGCTCTCTACATACAAGAAAAAAGCACGTACAAATACAAGCCGCAATTATACATATAATCTTAAAAAATACATCATCCCGGCTATCGGTTATCTTCCAATTGGCAAAATTGTCAAGTCCGATATTCAGGGTATTATAAATGATAATTATAATCACTATGCGACGTGCGATTATATCATTACAACGCTTAACCAGATTTTTAATACTGCTGTTGATGATGATATAATCCGTAAAAATCCATGTAAAAATGTCAAACTCCCAAAAAAACCGCAGTCGAGCCGCCGTCCTCTTTCTGATATTGAAAAGCTGGCCATAAAGACTTCTGCCCTTAAAGACAATGAAAAAGCTCTCATTTACCTGCTGCTCTATTGTGGACTTTCCCGTGCTGAGGTTCTCGCTCTTACACAAACAGATATTGATTTAGTGCATAATACAGTAAGCGTGACTAAAGACCTTGTATTTTCACACAACCGCCCTTTAATTGAAGATGTTAAAAATAACTACAGAAAAAGGCAAATTCCAATCCCTGATGTTGCTATTTCATTTATAAGCAGCTATTTGAAGTCAATCAATACAAATTACTTATTTACAAAAAAAGACGGTTCTCCAGTCACTGAACAATGCTACAGACGCATGTGGGATAATATTAAAAAGAAATGTAACAAGTCTGTATGTTCTGAAGATGAATTAAAAGCCGGTATTAATAAAATAGGCTTCACAGCTTACACGTTCAGACATAACTATGCCACACAGCTATATTATTCAAATATAACAATAAAACAGGCTGCTAAATATATGGGACATTGTGATACGAAGATGATAATGCAGATATATGCACATCTTGATGAAGCAAAAGAAAATGCAGTACAAAAAATCAATTCTGATGATTTTCTCT